GTACATCGAGCTAGCCAAGATGACGCGCGAGGAAATCATCGCCGCCTTCCATGTGCCGCCTATCCGCGTTGGTATCCTTGATAACGCCAGCTATGCCAGCGCTGACGAGGAAGAAGAGATTTACTGGAAGTCCTGTATTGTGCCTGAGGTCAAGTACACCTTCGGCAGGCTGAATGAGAAGTTGGTGCCGCGTTATGGCAATGACCTTGAGCTGAGGCCCGACTTCTCTGACGTGGAGGCTTTGCAGGAGGGCAGGAATGAGCAGGCGGAACGGTTGCAGCCAGCGGTAGGGGTGCCTTATCTGACCCCCGATGAAGCCCGTGCCGAGACGGGCCGCGAACCGTTTGGTGGCGACGCCGAGAAGCTGTGGCAGCCGATGAACATGGTGCCGCTAGGTGCGGTGCCGCAACCGGAGGCAACGCAGCAGGAGCCGACACCGCCTAAGGCTGCCGCAACCCCCTGGCATATCAAGCAATCGCCGCCGGAGAACAAGGGCAGGTTCGGGGAGTTTGGTAGCGCGCAGCATGTCGAATACTGGAGGGCTTTTGACAATAGCCTGCGCCTGCTAGAGGAACGCTTCCACAAGACGATGGCCGCGCTCTATATCGAGGCACTGGACGAAGTACTGGCCGCGCTTGCCGAGGAGGACGACAAGCACCTCAAGGCTACGGTGCCGACGCCGGACAGTATCCTGCGCGAGATATTCACCGATGAGCAGGCCGAGCGCTGGGTAGCGGGGATCATGCCGCACGTTGAAGAGGGGCTGGAGCTAGGTGGGCAGCGTGCCTTGGCCGACATCGGCGGCGGGGCTTGGGACATAGGCAGACCCGAGGTAATGCAGTGGCTTGGGGAGAAGCGGCTAAAGATTACCACGCTACCAGAGACTATGTTCACTGACCTGCGCGTGGTGCTGCAGGAGGCGGTCAACGAAGGCGTCGGCGTACCGGAAATGGCAAGCCGCATTCGCGACATGGAGCCTGGGTACGAACGCTATAAGGCCGAGCGGGTAGCACGGACTGAGACGGTCGGGGCGAACAACAAGGGTGCGCTCGAGGGCTATCGGCAGAACGACATAGAGAAGAAGGAGTGGCTGACCGCGCTTGATGAGAAGGTGCGCGGACTCAAGCCGGGAGATAGGTATAACCACGTTGCTGCTAATGGGCAGGCGGTATTGATAGACAAGCCGTTCATAGTATCAGGGCAGGCACTCGACCATCCCGGCGACCCGAAAGGTAGCGCGGGGAACATTATCAACTGTCGTTGTGTATTATTGCCGGTAGTGTAGGCACAGGGGTCTGGGGCGAAATGACTAACACAGAATTCAAGGAATTTCTCGAGGCGAGCGGCGTCAGCGTGAACTCAATCGCCGAGGTCCTGCATGTTACCCGGAACTACATTAGCGCGCAGCTCTCCGGCCAGGCCAGGCTGCAACCCAAGACTGTTGCGGAGGGCCATCGGCTCGCTGGGCAGAAGGCTACCGAGGTAAGGCTATTGCGATTCGCGGCAAACAAATTGCGTACGATACTTACTAACGAGAATATATACGTTGGTTTACCGCGCGGTAGGAAGCTAGTCGGCGCAATACACCTTCTCGAGCAACTTGCCGACAGGCACCTCGAGCGCCGGAGCGGGAGGCCCCTAGTAAAGAAGTCAACGGGCGGAACCAAGAATAGAGGGGCCAACCATGCCAGCAACAGTGGCGACCGAAATCAATGTCTGCTGTAATGTCTGCAACGCGGGCCTGTGCAATCAGACGGTATGTACGCCTGGGGACGAGAGACAGATACCCGCCATCCGCGTCAACACATGCAAGCACTGCCTGGCGCGGGCTGACGAAGCAGGCTACAGGCGGGGAGCGGCGTCTGCTGTCGGGAAGCTCGGCGAGGCCCTGGCAAACATGCACGAGGACGAGAAGGCGATACTGAGGGAAATGTTGCAGGCTTGAGCGAGGAGGCCACGCTACGATGCCCGACCTGTCGGTTGTAGTTGATGTCTGGTGCAATACTTGTGGGGCAGGGTTGTGCAATCAAACAACCTCTACCCGTGGGGACGAGAATGCGCTGCCTTCCTTTCGAGTTGATGTATGCCAGAAGTGCATGGAGCAGGCTGAGGAGAAAGGGTATCAGCGGGGGCTGGCCGAGCGGGAAGGGAATGGGGTTTGATATGTGGGGCGGGCCGACGTCAATAGGCAATAGTGCGCAGGCGGCAACAACAACTATGACCATACCGTTCATCATTGAGCGTCCTTGGCCCAACTTCAGTGTCAACGTAGGCCCATTTATGTTGACCTGTTTGCGGGTGCGGTATGGACTATCGGGCGACTTTCGGTGGGGGCTACACCGCTACCTATTCCTTGCAGCGCGAGTAGGTAGGCGCTTCTGGTATTATCACAGCGAGGCGGACACGCGGTTGAACATAGACGGCGATTACAAGGGCAAGCCTATCAGCCTGCGCCGCCTATTTACCCTGCGCGAACCGTTCGCGGAATAGGAACGAGTATACGCAATAGGCGAACAGGTGATTGAGATGCTATCCCAACAATTCAAGGTCTGCACACTGAAGCAATACACGTCATCTGCTGCTTACGTGATATTGCCACAAGCCGCAGTAGGCCCAGTTGTTACCCCGATGCTTCCTGAGATGAGTTCGTGGAATATGCCATCCGCTGACGAAATCATGGCAAGCGATGATGATAGCCCCTACGAATGGACGGACGAAGGCTTGGAGGAAATGAGGGAGAACATACACGCACTGTGGCACAGTGGACGGCGAGCGATGGAATATGAGTGAACACGCGGCCCTTCCGGCTGCCTATGTTGAGTCTGCGCGGTGAGACGGGGCGACGGCCCTGTCAAAACTAATGTAGGCAGCCCGAAGAGCCGAACATCCTTGACTGACAACCAATCGAACTCAGGGGCGGAATAAGAGGAGCTACACATGTCTAACATGAACGCCTTTGACCGTATCAATGTCATGCCGATGGAGGTCAAGGAATTTGACGAGGAGAGTAGGACATTCTGGGCTACTTGCAGCACTCCGCAAGAGGACCGCACTCGCGAAATAGTAGCTAGCGAGGCAATGGCAGAGACTGTTGACCGTTACATGGCAAACCCCCTAATGACGTGGCAACATGATACATACGAACCAATTGGCTATGCACGCGACGCGCGGGTTACTGAGCGGGAAACAAGTATCCAAGTATATCTGACAGATGCAACAGAACAAGCAGGAAAGGCGCTCAATCTAGTTCGCGACAAGGTGATTCGTTGCCTCTCCATAGGGTTTAGCCCATATTCATCCCTCTACGGTCCGCATCCAGACGGAACACCCGATTTCGAGGACCGCGACGACGGCATCAAGGTCTGGAGGCGAATCGACTGGCTGGAGACAGCTCTAGTTTCGATACCTGCTAATCCTGGTGCCACTATGGCCTTTGCGAAGTCGCTCGGCCTGGACATGGAGCAGCAGACCATCGCCCCTGACATTGAACTCGGCGCAGTCCCGTTCGGCGACCTCCCGTTGGCAGACGAGGAACGCCCTTGGGATAAGCGCGGAGCCAGCAAGCGTGTCCGCAACTGGGCTAATGGCGAAGACATGGACTGGACGTTGTATCGGAAGGCCTTCCTCTGGTATGACAGCGCCGACAAGCAAGCCCTCGGCGCGTACAAGCTGGGCTTTGCCGACATCGTTGACGGTGAGCTATCGGCAGTCTGGCGTGGCATAGCGGCTGCGGTTGGTGCTTTGCACGGGGCGCGCGGAGGGGTTGACATCCCTGATGCTGACAAAGCCCGTTGTCTTTCCCACGCGAAGAAGTATTACGCGAAGTTTGACAAGCCATTCCCCGAGAAGGCGGACGACGGCGCAGCGATATGGAAGGCCGGTGAAGAGGAGCTATCAGAGGAACAACGCTTCGAGGATGACATTGAGGCAGTCCGCACCGGCCTCATATCAGTAGGCAATATCACTACCCATTGGCGGAAGGAAGGCAGAGACCTATCTGCCGATTACATAGCACGCCTCGCGGAAGCCCGTGAGCAGCTTGACCGACTGTTGCAGCCCGATGTGACAGCGGCAGGCGAGGACGGGCAGGTTGGAGACCTATCCGGCTGGCAGATACGCGAGAAGAGGCCAGTGCATTTCGCTGGCAAGCCGTAAGCAGTATAGCAGCAATGCAATATCAAGGGGCACTATAGTAGGGCTACATCAAAAGGAAACCGAATATCCAACATGGATAACGAAGCACTGAGAGAGAAGGTTGCCGAGGCGCTTGATAAGCCTGTGGCCGAAGTGACCGACGAGGAAATCGCAGGTGCGCAGGAGCACGCCGCCAGTATCATGAAGGCGTCTGCTGCTGATAAAGAACGCGCCGACCAGGTTGACGCTGACAGTGTGACGCGCGAGGACATCGAAGCCCTTGAGAAGCAAGTAACCGAGTTCGCCACACAGGCTGGTGAGGACAGGAAAGAGAATGCCGACCTGTCGCAGAAGCTGGCCGAGTTCCAGCGTCCTGATGTTGACCCCGACGAAAGCCGGATAGCCTACGACCGAGTTAGCCGGATGAAGTCAATGCCCGAGATTCAGCGGGCGATTCGCGAGCCTGCGCAGGATGAGAGCGAAAAGGCGTTCAAGACAGTATGGGATGACCTCTATACCATGTCCGTTATTCGCGGCGAGATTGGCAATCCGGTGCCAGTTGCACGGTTGGAATACTACCGGCGACTGACCGAAAGCAATCCACTCATGGCTAAGGCTATTGATACCGCGACCACTGCTGAGGGCTTGGAATGGTGCCCGACTGAGTACAGCTCCGAGCTCGTGGAAGCTATCCACAAGCAGCTTGTGGTGACGGCACTCTTCCCGCGTATCGAGCAGCCGAAGGATGCGTTCACGCTGCCGTTCGGCCTTACTGGTGGCACTGCCTACCTGCAGGGGGAGGCAGAAGATGACGCCCCCGCCGAGTATGAGCGCACTACGCCGGCCACGGCCAGCCGTAGCCTAGCCGCAAAAAAGCTAGCCGCGCTGATTTCCTACTCGGAAGAGGCAGAGGAAGACAGTATCGTTCCCCTCCTGCCCGAACTGCGCAAGACCATCGCGCGGATTATGGGCGAGGCCATCGAAGAGGCTGTCATCTCAGGTGATGACGCAACTACGCACATGGATACGAATGTGGTTAGCACCATCGACCGCCGCAAGGCCTGGAATGGCTTGCGCGACTATGCCCTCAACGTCACCACGACGGCGAGCAAGGACCTGGCCACATACAACGGCGATAACCTGCTGTCCATCTTTACCGCGATGAACCAGGAGTATCTGGAGCCGCTGGAGGATGTAGTCGTCATAATCCCCAGCAAGTTGCGGGCGAAGACTTATACGCTCGTTGACAACACCACCA